AAATACCAAACTAAAAGTTTAGCAGAGGTAGTGCAGATGCACCAAGAGGCTGAGAAGCTTCTAGGTCGTCAATCATCTGAGGTAGGAGAGCTTCGTAAAGTTGTAGATGACTACATAACTAGTCAACCACAACAAACAGCACCTCAACCACAAGTTGAGCCTGAAGACGATATAGATTACTTTACGGACCCTCAAGCAGCCGTTAACCGCGCTATTGAGAACCACCCTAAGATTCAAGAAGCACAAGCACAATCTAATCAGTATAAAAAGCAAACGTCACTAGCTGCCTTACAAAGCCAGCACCCTGACATGCACGAGATTCTCAAGGATGAGAAGTTCGCTGGTTGGATTAAAGCTTCTAAGATTAGGACTCAGTTGTTTGTAGAAGCTGACCAGCGGTTCAATTCCGAAGCTGCTGATGAACTCTTTTCACTTTGGAAAGAACGCAGGACAGTTGCACAGCAGACCGCACAAGTTGAAAAACAAGCGCGTAAGCAGCAACTTAAAGCAGCTAACACTGGCGGTACACAAGGAAGTGCTGAAGGAACCCGTAGGAAGATATATCGTAGGGCCGACATTATTAAACTAATGAGAACAGACCCCGAGCGATACCAAGCTATATCAGAGGAAATACTGACAGCTTACGCAGAGGGTCGAGTCAAATAATCTATTAGGAGATTGACACAATGGCTACTGCAACATATCCCGGCGCGGCGGGTAATACCGCGAAAACAGAGGCAGCAACATTTATACCAGAAATCTGGTCTGACGAAATCATCGCTGCTTATCAAAAGAACCTTAAACTAGCTCCCCTTGTCAAGAAAATTGGCATGAACGGCAAGAAAGGGGACAAGCTCCATATCCCTAAGCCTGTCCGTGGTGATGCAAATGCTAAGGCTGCTGATACAGCGGTTACTATCATTGCTAACACTGAAGGTGAGCTGACCGTTGACATTGATCGACACTTTGAGTATTCAAGGCTCATTGAAGACATCGTCGAAGTACAGGCTCTGAGCAGCTTGCGTCAGTTCTACACAGAAGACGCTGGTTATGCTCTGTCTACTAAAATAGACACAGACCTCCACTCTTGTGGTACTGGTTTTGGTAATGGCGGTGCAGTAGTTTTTGCTTCTGCTGTCGCACCTACTGACTACCAGCACACAGGTTGTTTCTTCAACGACGGCGGAACAACGACTCAGTACACAGATGACACAGCGGTTGCTGCTGACATCTTTTCTGATGCTTTCTTCCGTAACATGATTCAGAAGCTTGATGATAATAACGTACCGATGGATAATCGTGTACTTGTTATTCCTCCTTCTGTTCGTAACACGATTATGGGTATTGACCGATATGTATCTTCTGACTTCGTAAGTGGTCAGGCGGTAAACTCCGGTCTTATTGGTAATCTGTACGGTGTAGACGTGTACGTGTCTGCTAACTGTGCAACGATTGAGGCCGCGGGTGATAATACTGCGTCTTCTATTGATACTCGTGCCGCTTTGCTTTTCCACAAAGACGCTATTGTCCTTGCGGAGCAGCAGTCAGTACGTTCTCAAACCCAGTACAAGCAGGAATACCTTTCAACTCTCTTTACGGCTGATTGCCTGTATGGTGTTGAAGTGTATCGTCCTGAGGCTGGTTTCGTTCTCGCTATTGCCGAGTAACGGACTTTCTAGGGGGTCTTCATTGACCCCCTTTTTCGCCCCTATTTTTTGTTTCCTGAGGGAATCTAGCTATGTCTAATTATACAAAGACCGTAGACTTTGCAGCCAAAGATGGGTTGTCCTCTGGTGCCAGTGGAAAGCTTATTAAGGGTACGGAGTTTGAAACTGAGTTCGACAATATTGTTACAGCGATTGCTACTAAGGCAGACATTGCTGGGCCTACTTTCACCGGAACACTAACCTACGCAACGCTGAATGACGGAACAACGGCACTTACGTCTACCGTAGCTGAACTCAACATCTTAGATGGTGTTACCTCTACCGCAGCAGAACTTAATATCCTGGATGGAGTTACCTCAACCGTTGCTGAACTCAATATACTTGATGGCGTAACGTCAACAGCGGCAGAGCTTAATATCCTTGACGGGGTAACCTCTACAGCCGCTGAGTTGAACATTTTAGACGGAGTTACGTCTACCTTTACAGAGCTTAATCTTCTTGATGGTGTTACAAGCACCACCGCAGAACTAAACATCCTGGATGGAGTAACTTCTACAGCCGCAGAACTAAACATCCTAGACGGAGTGACTGCGACTACAGCAGAGCTAAATTACCTCGACATTGCTACGCTGGGATTAACAGCAGCATCCAAAGCTGTGACAGCAGATGCCAACGGTGTTGTAACAAATGACGCTGGCACTTCAGGAGAATACACAGCCGTTACTTCTAGTTCCAATGCAGTGTCCTTAAACTTACGGCTAGGTGACAACTTCAGCCACGACCTGACAGAAGCGACTACTGTTTCTTTTGCTAACCCTGCTGCAAGTGGCAAGGTCAGCGCGGCAACATTACGGGTCATCCAAGGAAGCACCGCTAGAGTAATCACATGGCATTCAAGTATCAAGTGGGCGGGTGATGAAGCGCCCACGCTCTCAACTGGAGATGATGACGTTGATATATTTGTCTTCTATACGGTAGATGCGGGGACAACTTATTACGGCTTTACTGCTGGGCAGGATATGTCCTAATGAGTGGTGCTTCTAAAATACTGATGGGGTCTGGTGGTGTTGATCTGCCAAGCGATGATGAGTTTGATAACGTCAGTTTTCTAAGCCACTTTGATGGCTCTAACAACGGCGTTAACAATGTGTTTGATGATGGGTCAGCCAGCAACCATACAGTAAGTGTTACTGGTAATGTCACTCAAGGAACCTTTGGGCCTTTTGCCAGACCAGAAGGTGAGTGGTCAAATTATTTTGATGGGACTGATGGTTATTTGTCCGTCGCTGATTCAAGCGATTGGGATTTGGGTAGTGGCAGCTATACAGTAGAGGCGTGGGTTTGGGCTGGAGCAGGTGTATCATCATCATATAATATGATCGTTGGGCAATGGCCAAGAGGTAACAACGCTACTACAAACTCTTGGATAATGGAGTATTCATCAGGGGCTGTGGTGGGTTATGCCGTGATAAGTGGCGCGGTAACTCAAATTGCTCAAAGCGCGACTCTGCCTCGGGGTGAATGGGTGCATGTTGCATTAGTCCGAAATGGCAATGCTCATAATATTTATATCAACGGCGTTGTGGGAGCTACAACAACAAATACCAATGCCTATGACGCAGGGTCTGGTGCGGTAGAAGTAGGTGGTTTTAGCGTTCTGTCTGGGGGTGCTTGGGATGGGTACATTAGTAATGTTCGTGTTGTAAAAGGCACCGCAGTTTATACCTCTAATTTTACACCCTCAACATCAGCACTTACTGCAATTTCAGGCACAGTGTTATTGACCTGTCAATCTAACCGATTTAAAGATAATTCTGCATCAGCCCATGCGATAACAGCAGGAGGAACCCCAAACGCATCTGCCTTTACCCCGTTCCTGACTAGCAAGATCTATAAGCCAACGGTCAATGGGGCGAGTGCTTATTTTGATGGGACAGGGGATTATTTAACTCCCGCAGCTAGTTCTGATTTTGCATTTGGCACAGGCGACTATACTATCGAAGGTTGGGTGAGCGTAAGCAGCACACAAACAAGAGGTATTTTTCAGCTTTCAAACGCTCACTTAAATTCTACTTTTAACAGCCCTGGGTTTGGTATTGATGCCTCCGGAGGAAGCAATCGTTGGAGGTGGTATACCAATGGTTCAAGCACTCAAGCAACTCACGGCTCTCTTGGCCCTGCGGCTGGTACTTGGTATCATTTTGCGTATGTGCGAAATTCTGGTACATCAAAGGTGTACATTGACGGCACTGAAATTTTTTCAGCAACAGATTCTGCTAATTACACAAACACCTATTTTCTGATTGGGGGTTGGTATAGCAGTAGTTTCCTTTTAGAGGGCTACCTCAGCAATTTCAGAATAGTAAAAGGAACAGCGGTTTATACCTCTAATTTTACTCCACCAACAGCACCACTAACTAAAATCACCAATACCGAACTTCTGCTCAACATGGCTGACGGGCAAGCACTTGATAGTGCAGCGCAGAATAATATGACGTTGTATGGTAATGCTAAAACTAGCACTGCTCAGTATAAGTTTGGTACTGCTAGCGCAAACTGTGGAGGAGGGTCTTCAGATAGACTTGTATTTACGAGCGCAGCAAGTATTGGGACTGGCGATTTCACAATAGAAATGTGGATTTACTTTACAGCAGTAACCGATGGCAATACATACACCATTTTGGATGGTAGAACAGCATCGGATACTTCCAATTTACTATGGGCGCAAGAAACTTCTGGAAATTGGTCAACTTTTAATGGTGCAGCAGCAGGACTTACATCAGGATGGGCTTCTAGCACTTTTTCAACTGGTCAGTGGTATCACGTTGCTCAAACAAGATCGGGCGGCTTATCTAGGTTCTTTGTAGATGGAACAAAAACCAGTGGTGATATTTCTGATTCAAGCTCATATGACTCAACTACTTATTCTCTCGGTGGAAGATACGCCTCCGCTGGCCTAAGCCTTAACGGATACATTGATGACTTTAGAATCAGCCATGTAGCTCGTTACACCAGCAACTTCACTGCGCCAGCAGAGCCCTTCCCAAATAAAGGACAATAATTATGATGAAAATAGCCCAGTTAGACGGCTCAACAATAGGGGATATTGCAGACTGTAAAGTTTTATTTCCCAACACCAGCTTCCCGAAAAGTGGCCCTGATGCGGGATGGTTAACGCTTAACTCCTGCGCTGAAGTTGTCACCTTTCTACCCTTTGATGCGGCGACTCAAAAGAATGAAAGCGTTACGCCCTACCTGTCAGATGGCAAGGTCTATACGCGCAGAGTCACTGATATGACGAGTGATGAACGAGCAGCGGTAGTGGCAGCAAATAACGCAACAGCAGCAGCTAACAATAGGGCGCGAAGAGATGCGCTTCTGGCTGAGTCTGATTGGATGGTGATTAAATCACAGGAAACCAGAAAGACATTAAACTCTAGCTGGGCGGCTTATCGAAAGGCGTTAAGAGACTTACCTGCCCACTCAAACTGGCCCAATTTAGCGTCAGCGGCTCCAGGTGGAAGTGGCGACAACGATTGGCCTGCTGCACCAGAATAGGACGATTATAGTGGATGGAACTTTTAGAAAGTCTTAAAGCTTTATTTCCTTTGATGGTTGGATTCATCACGCTAGTGATTGTATTAGCCAAAATGCACGCGGATATTGAAACAATAAAAGAAAAATTAAAAGTTCTATTTGAGCTTTGGAACAACAGAAACAATTAACATTATAGAGGAATTTTTAATGACTCAAGAAGGTAAACAAGTTATAGATGTTGTTGCAGCTTCAACAGGTGTAATGTCTGTGGTAGCTTGGTTGCCTCCTTTAGCCAGTCTATTCACTATCGTATGGTTAGGCATTAGAATCTATGAAACAGAAACAGTAAAAAAACTTATTAATCGGAAGCAAAGCGTTAATAAATAAACACACTACTACTTAAACAGGTTTCAATCGTGATTTTTCTTCAGTCTTTGATAAACCCCATAGCGGGTTTGCTTGACAAGTTTATAGAGGACAAAGACCAAAAGAACGCTTTGGCGCATCAAATAGCCACACTGTCTGAGCGTCATGCACAAGAGCTTGCAAAAGCACAGTTAGCAGTTAACAAAGTAGAAGCGGCTTCCACCTCTATCTTTGTTTCCGGTTGGCGACCAGCAGTGGGCTGGGTATGTGTTTTTGGGATGGCAGGTAACTTCATTCTGATTCCTATGACTAATTTTGTTTTAGCCCTATTTGACTCTACTGTTACTGTCCCACTTATTGACACAGCAACTATGATGCCTGTGTTGTTAGGTATGCTTGGTCTGGGGGCAATGAGGTCCACAGAAAAGATTAAGAAGGTCAGCCGTGAGAAATAAAAGCATATTAGAGAATACACTATGAGCGAGTTCTTCGATAGCGGCCCAACTTATGATTATGGCAACCCTGCCTACAATCCTTCTAATACATACACCGGA